GGAATAGAGCATTCCTTTGCTTTTGCCACTCAGTTTTGAACTTTCCAAATTCCTTTCGGAGAACGTAGACGGACTCCAAAGGTGCAGCTGTAAACACACGAGTTTTGCCTTTGTTTGCTTTCTCACGAGGTCTAGTCTCGTCTTTCAGGCAATTCTTCCACAAGGACAGAATACGAATGTTCTGATCTGCATACTTCTCTTTCTTAGCAATGACTTCTTTCAACAGGCGGGCGTGCGGGGTGTCGTTAAGGGTATAACGAAACCCAGCATCCGTTGAGGTTCTGTCACAGTATGCATTCTTTTTCTTTCCTTCAGTTTTTCCTAGCTTACTCCAGGGGATCCCCGATGAGGTCGATAGATCAAGAGGAAGAGAATCAGGGTCGTACGCAACGCCACTGAGAATCTCTTCCTCGGTCATCTGGCCAACATCGGCATCTCCTAGAGCAATATCAATCCTGTCAATGATTTGTTCAATCATATCAGGGGCAGCTTCAGCAAGGTGGGATAGGTCAGGAGGAGAACGAGCCCACTTTTCTAATTGCGTCTTCAGCAGATCGGGACGACCCGCAGCATTCTTCAAAAGATTACTGGGATCTGGTACTGTAGACACACTTAGATGAGCAGGGATATCTTTCACAGGAAAAGTTTCATAGAGAAGATGTTTCTTCAAAGATGACTTAGTCGCGGGAGGAGAGGAGATGGTAGCCTTTCCCACGTAAGTTACCTCCGAAGAGTCAAAGTCAAGGAGCGGTAGCTTGGTTTCATCTCCGACGAGATTCATAACATCAACGACTACATGAGAGCAAAGGTCTGTAAAACCTTCACGAGAGTCAGTGGTAATTTCAATCTCTTCGGCATGCACTTCAGCTTCCGCAACATGAGAGGAAATATCTGGGAGTATCAACTCGTTTAAGAGCTCCTTAGTTAGGATGGCAGAGAACGAAGAGGTTTTGCCACCCAAAACATGGAAACCCATAATCTTGTTGGTACAATGAGTATTCATCTGGACTAGCACCCCTCCACAATCACCAGCCTTAGTCTGGGGAGCACAATCACTCCCCACCCTAAGTCCAGAGACATGGAAGAGCACATCATATTCTCGCGTCTCTTGAGATGACTTAAGACGGAGAACTGGTTTCTTATGAAGCCGAGCAGTTACATGCATAAACATCCGCATGGATGGGATGAGTTGCAAGCACTGTGCCTGATCTTTGATGCGATGGGTTGAAATATCATCATCAGAAATCAGAGACTTCAATAGAAAAGCAGGGAAAGGGGGGCAAGCATCTTCCAACCGAAACACAGCAATGTCACGGTTAGAGCGACCAGATACAAAGGTCATGTTGTAAGTCTGTTTGTTGCCTTGGATATCCCGCGTAATCTGATATGTGATATTGTTGCCACCAAAATAGTGGTAAGGGGTCACAACATAACATTTATACGCAAGTCCAAAGACAGCTCCAGTACAACGCGATCCTTCGAAGCGACGACAGGGAACAGTGATATCCTCCCACGTCCGACGTAGGACATCGCACGCAGCAGGATCAATCTGCATCTCTTCATCTACATCCCCATTGAAGTCATTGATCTCTTCCACAGTCGCTCCTACACGAAGATAGGAGGGAGGGACAAAGTCGGCTTCGGGGGGTACTGGTGTTTGCTTTGCTATTTCAGGAATGACAGGTCTCTTACTTGCAGTCCGTCTACTCTCAGAGGAATTCTCAGGAACCACCGGCGCGCGTCTTGCGGCACGACGGCTTTCCCCAGAATTTTCAAGAGCAACTCGCATTTTGCGTGCGAGCCGGCGACTTTCTGCAGAGCTTTCAGTAGTAACAACTGTGCGTTTAGTCATACGTGTACTCTGAGAAGAATTCTCAGGGATCACTGAAACTTTAGCAGCAGTGCGCCTACTTTCTGAAGATCCTTCCTCACGACGGGGCAGAGTCTCAATGTCATCTGCCTCATAATGAGTGTAAGGAACAAGAGGAGGGAGGTCTTCCTTTGGAGTATGAATTTCTTCGAGATAAGCATACTCCACAGCAAGATTCTCAAAGTAGAGGACGAGATCATGCTCTTCACCCAAGAGAGTGGTGAGTTCTCTTAGGAAGAAGAGCACGGAAGCAGGGTCATCAGATGTTGTTTTCTCATGCACACAATTGCGCCAACACATTGTGTTAGAGTCAAAGTGATCAGCATCGAACTTTTTGCAAGAATGACAAAGGAGGGCCTGAGCGGTAACAGAGGCTTCTTTGAATGCAGTGCAATTCGGAGAATGACTTGTTGAGAGCCATCCCGATTTACAATGATATTTGCAATAAAGTTGAGCTGCTTCAGCAGTGGCTTTTGCGTGGTTCAAACAACGATAGCAAGGATCAAGAATCCAAAAGGATCTTAAGAGATAGTAAGTGAAAGCAACAAATCCTAACAGTATTTTCGTCCAAATCTGGCAGAACGAATACTGGAAGTAAATGTCAATGAGGGTATACCAAAAAGAGTTTACATCTAATCCAAAAGCATTGCAGATAAACTGGGAAAGCATATCTGCAAGCTTGATAGGAAGAGTGTAGACCATTTGATGCACCTTCACTACGCCACGGATGAGTTTAGAAAACCAGCTCCAAAAGATGGGGCATTGGTCATGGAACCAATCACGCCATTTCTTGGCATAGCCAAGACAAGTGGCGTTTCGACGGGTCCAATCTAAATCATCAGTGTCGTCACAGAAGTAATCCAACTCCTCAGCAGTGGGGTTGTTGGATAGAGTAAAGGAATAAAGTTCACCATCCAGACACATGAGAACTTCATCAACACCCCGACAGATCCAGTTATGGTTGATGGGAGAACTGGGTCTATCATTGGTGTCAACTAAAGTTTTCATGATAGTGATAGTGGGGACAAGACCGGTATATTCAGAAAGAGGATAATATCGGCCTGCCTCAAAGATGGGGCCAAATTCAGCGCCATCACGATCAAATTGTCTTCTACCAACAAGCATGGCAGGACACAATGACTTAGTGATGCGCAGATCACGAAGAAGAGCGGGGGGCATATGACGCCCGAACGCACTTTCAGCAACTGGACTTTCATCATCAAAGAAAAAGAAACCTCGCTGGTTTGCGAGGCGCTTTGCATGGAATTCAGAAAATCTAAGCTGGTGAATATTGCGTTGAATCTCTTCATCGTGCTGGTGCATAGCAGCAAAGAATTGGTCTTTTACAAGGAGGTCATCAAGAACAAGATCAAGCAACTGAGGAATCGTAACTTGTTGTCCGGCACGTCCAGCAATTTTGTCAGTGATAGTACGCCATACAGTCGCCCTAAGATGGGGGAATGTACGATCATACTCAGCAGGCATGGCAGCAAATTGCTCGAGTTGGATAACTTTAAAACGTCTCTGAAGAGCTTGAATGTTATTGATGGTACGGGAGAGAGTTGGGAGCTCATTAGCAGAGCCCACAACGAGGCGGGATGCGTAGGGAGCACCCTTCTGGGTCAGTTCAGCTTGGCGAGTGAGATAAGGGTTACAAGAAATCATAGCAATGAAGTCGAGGTGATCAGCTTGTGCAGCGTCTTGGAAAAGATCATCAACATTATGAATTTCTTGCCCAACATATCCTTGGTGGTAGGCGTCAGTGGAATTATGGTTCCACGTTGACCAATGGGAAATATCAGCTAGCCCCTCCCATTCAGCATCATCTCCTAGATTACGCTCATGAAAGCGTGAAGCTAGTAGACGAGGGAATACGGACTGAAAGGTAGATTTGCCAATACCAGGGGGACCCTGGAGAACCCACGCGCTTGGTTCAACGCGGAGGTTCTGCGTACTCCGAATCACTTCGATAGCACGCATCATGGCGGAGTAGCGGGTTGAGAGAGCCATAACTTCTTGTGAGAAAGTCGAGCCCTGTAGCGCCTTATAGGTGTTAGACGCCACATCAGTCTTAACTCGCTGAAGAGTATCATAGTCTCGTTTGAACTGGTTGTATTGTGTCAATCTAAGAAACGATTTTGGCTTGGTGGACAAAAGCGTATCATACAGACTGGCATTATCAATCACTTCAACAAGAGTTTGACGGAGAGTTGAAACAGTCTGAGAATAATCTGACGAATACAGGCCGAGGTCTTCAAGCACATCTGCAAAAATAGAGATGAATTCTTCAATAGCTTTTGCTTCTCGACTGGCCTCAAAGAGACCAGTTTTTCTTCCAGAGATGAGTTTCGATGGAGAATAATCACCTAGGAAGGTTGAGAGAAGTCCAAGAGCTTTGAGAGTGCTTGGTTTGAAGACATCAGCTTGTACTTCAAATTCTTCTTCAGGAGGAGAATCGTTTTTCCAGATTTTCTTAGAGAAAACATCATACAGTTTTGTATTCATTCCCAGTATCGAAATGATAGCTGAGAGTGGAGTCAAAACTTGCATAGTGTTTTTCGCTTGGAAAATCTGGGCAACTTGGAGAGAAAGAGCAACAGGGTTGGCCTTGATACGGTCGATGAGATCTTCCACGACGTTTTTAGCGGCAACAGTTTCATCAACTGTCTCACAAGCATCGTGGAATTTCTCTTCGATCACATCGGAAGCACGGTTCACTTTTTCAAAGAGGAGGTCTATAAGTTGGGTAGACTTAAGGAGAGTTCTTTGGCCT